CGGACCGTCATCGGCCCGGCGTTGAACGTGGAGGTGAGCCCCAGATTGTTCAGATCGGAAAGCGCGGTGCTGAAGCCGAGGCCCCAGGTCTGGATCCGGCTGTCTTCCTTGATGTAGGGCGCCGATTCCAGCAGCGCGCCGTACAGATACAGATCCGGCGCCAGCGCCAGCAACCAGTTGGTCGAATTATCCGCCAGCGGTGGAACGTTCTGCCGGTACACCATCTCGATCGTATAATCGGCGTCCGGCGTCGGCGCGATCTCGATCTCGTCGCCGAAGATGGTGAAGTAGCGCGGATGGCCGGGCACGTTCGAAATACTCGTGCGATATTCGTCGAGCTGAATCCCGGACATGAATTCGAGATGCGGCTTGCGTGTCACGCTCGACAGGCGAATCCGCCGCATCGAATGGAAATCCGCCGGCAGCGAAATGAATTCCGGCTCGCTCGACGTCGTATCGGTCAACGCGGTGGCGCGCTGCTCCATCTGCCGAACGAATAATTGTCGATTGAATTTCGCTTCCGCGAGCTGGACGAAGCTCGGAATGCGGGCAATCAGCGTGGTGTCCTGATCCCGGGCGAGATATTCCGTCACCGCCGTTTGCAACGATGCATAGTCTGCGATTTGTGTCACGATAACTCCGCTGACCAGCCGGACTGCAATTTGGGCCGATCGGTTCGCAGATAGGCCCATTCGGGATCTGCAAGTTTTTTCTGCACGACATCGTCGAATTCAGGCGTGAACAACCGCAGGGCGGTGTTGCCCCTGGCGTGCTCTTCGTCGAGCCATTTGACGTAGACGACGTTGGGAATACGCGCGACGTGGCGCCCCCAGTCGCCGTCCTGCTCGTCGCGGCGGGCCTGCTTGTTCCATTCGAGGATCGGCTCGACGTCCTGGAGGTGCTCGATCGCGAGGTCTCTGCCGTTGTTGTCGAGATGCGGCCGGATCAAGACCCCACCCATCACGACATTTCCGTGACCCACAGCGTGCCGGCAGTCGCCGTCACCAGGCCGTTGGTCGCAGCCTTGATCGCCGAAATGCTCTGACCCGGGCTGACGATGACGTGATCGATCGTGTTAGCCGGCAGGAAGATGTCGGCGGTCGTCGCCGTCTGCGCGCCATCGCCGATCCGATAACAGCAGGCGGAATCCGCGGCGAGACGGAGCTGAAAGGTTTCCGGGCCGAACACATTTGCAATCGCGACGCTGCCATCGAAGGCGATGGTCTGGGTGACGCCGGTGCGGGACGAAGGTTGTTTGGGAAAGAACGACATTCAGGCGGCCCTCACGGCAATCGAGAAATGCATCGGGATCGATGTGCCGGACGCCCCGGACGGCGTCAGCACGATCACATCGTCTTCGTTGAGATAGGTCGGCGACGGCGGCACCACCGAAAACAACTGGCCGGCGGCGGAGCCCGCTTGCGGCACGGCAAAACTCCCGACTGTGACCGAATTGGACGATGCCGTCACGGTGCCGTCGGCGGTGGTGATGGCGCCGCCCAGGATGCCGGTCACTTTCAGCAGCCGGCAGCGAAAGGGCGCGCGGATATAGGCCGCGACAGGCGCGGTCCCGCAGGAGGGCGTGTAGCCCGTGAGGTCGATAGTCGAGAGTGTATGATTGCCGGGCAATGGCATATTTGGTCTCCACAGGAAGTTCAGGCTGAGGTCGCATCATTCCGGGATGGCCCGGAGGCCACGCCCGGAATGACGATGGCGAGGGTCAGGCCGCGGTGTTGTCGAACACGCCGCCGCTCGCCTTTTCATTGCGGGCGACCAGGGCGTATTCCGCCAGGATCTGGCAGCGATCGGAATCGCCGGTTTTCGCCAGCGGGATCGAGATCATGTTGCGGCCGTTGAGGTAGGCGACCGCCCATTTGTCCATTTCCAGCACCAGCACGTCGCGGGCGCGCTGGAAGCGGTTGGCGACCACCTTGAGCTTGCCGAAGTCGGACTCGTAGGCGTCGACCGAGGCCACGATCTTCTTCGACTTGGCCTCTTCGATCGCCGTGGCGCGGCCGGTGAACGTCGAGAACACCTGCTTGTTGAAGGCGCCGGTCATGATGGTGCCGGGCTTGCCGCCATTGGTCCAGATCGAGGACAGCACGCTTTTCAGGCGCGCCTCGGTGAACGCGATCTGGGTGCCATCGGTCCGGGTGCCGGTGCCGTCGACCGGCGTCGGATCGGCCGGTGAACCGGCGGTGCCCTTTGAGGTGTTGGACGCGATCCAGGACAGTATCGAGGCTGTGGTGCGAGCCGTCGTGGTGTTGCCGGTGACCTTGGCCTGGTTGGTGCCGACCAGGATGGTTTCGATGTCGCGCTTGAGTTCGAGGCCCTTGAGCATCTCCTGATAGGCGAGTTCGTTGTCGCGGCCGGCGTGTTCGACCGCCTGCTGAGTGCCTGACACCCGCGCCACCTTGTAGGAAATCTGGCAGACGTTGCCGAGCCGGACGGTCGGTGTGGTCGCAGTCGTGGTGGGGTCGTCGCCTTCGAGCTGGGCGTTGGCGCTGGACGCCGCCGCCAGCGCCTGGGTCTGCCATTCATGATTGACGGCAGTGGCCTTTTCCTTGTCGACGCCGCTCATGAAAGGCGTGTCGGTCGGATCGATGCGATAGATCATATCGCTGAGGTCTTCGCGGTTGCCAACCGCCTGATAGGTGGCAAAGGTCGAGGTAGGTAGAGTCATGTCGATTGTATCCCTGCAGAGTGATGCCCGCTGCGCGCCGGATGCCGATTGATCGGCAGGCAACGATCGGCACGCGTTGTATGCGCGTCGTCGTGGGCGGCGGGGCTTGAGGTTTTGGAGTGTGAAGATTTTGGGTGCGCGATGGTGCGGAAGCCTGACTTCCGGTTCGGCCTGCCCTCGTCTATTCGCCGGGCGCCTGCGTCGCGCGCAGGGTCAGCGTCGTGCTAATTTTCAATTGATGGTATCGCTCGGATGGCCCGCGTCGCACTCGATCGTCTCGCAACCGATTTCCCGAACCGAACCGATATTTCTTGCGATGTTGAATAGATGCCGGTGATTTGCCCGACGAGTCAATCTACATTACGAAAGAAATTAACGCGCATTTCTTCGAGCAAGCCAGCGATCAAGTGCCGTTCACCTGGTTCAGGTAACGAATGTAGTCGTCGAGAAACGGGACGCCCCTTCCTCGGGCGCCCGCATCATCGGAGCTCTCGCGATTATCGGATGAAGTCTCGAAAAATTGGCCAGGCTGTATCGGTGGTGCGGTCGTATCGATTGCGGACCAGGCCCGGTCGCCGACGAAACGCGTTAAAAATCGACGTCTGTCGACATCCGAAGACCGCGAATATCCATTGGGATCAACCGTCGCGCTATCGTTTCGGTCCTGAAAATCCGATACCGTCGGAGCCGGCGGCAGCGGCAACGACGCTCCATCGCGGCTCATCAAGATGTCCACAAAGTGCCTGGCAAGGCCATGCAGGGCAGCGGCTGCTCCCGGCTGTGACGCCAGTGTCGCGTCGCTTCGATTTAACGAAGGCGTTGGCGGGATGTCGGGCAGAGCAGGCCAGTCGCCGAAGCGGCTTTCGAAAGAGTCCGGATGATTGGAAGGATTGAGTCCGGTGACTGCCAAAGAATTTGCATCCGAGCCTGGAATCGGTTGCGCGGACGCGTTGCCATCCGGCTCGGGATAGCCGTATTCCCAAACGTTGTAGCGACTCGGCACGCCCGCGGCGCGGGCTGATTCACGGATATATGGTATTCTCCATGGCTGCGAATAATCGGTCGAGAACTCCAGAGGGCCGAATCCGTACGTAACTCCGACTCCGGGCGTACCGATACCAATTCCAGCAGTCGTTGCGTTTCCGGCAATATTGGATCGAACATTTCCAGCTCCGGGACTTCCGGAAATCGACGTTCCCGTCAAAAGTCCTTCGAGATCGGGCGTATAGCCTCCTGAAAGACTGAGGCGAGGAGTTCCTCCGTAAAGCTGAGGATAGGCCCTTCCGTGGTTGTCGAAATAAACCCCGAAGCCGCCACCCCAGGGAAATCCCCAAATGCCTCCACCATAAGTCCATTTGGTCATGATGATTCCCTACTGTCCGCCGCTTCGACTCGAAGGCGGTTCGCCTTGCAAGTCTTCCAGGCCTTGATCGTTGAAAAAACCGTCGCGGCGAAAGCTCCCAGACATACACACCCAACGATCCACTGCTGAACCGAAAAGAAACACAATGAAATACACAGTGCCATCACACAGCCGCCGGTGAGCGCCTTGACGTATTCTTCTTGCAAAGACAGCGGCGTCGTATGGCTCAATACCAGCACCGGAAATGCGTATCCCGACATGTCTTCGTCTTGAAATTGCGGCGGAAAAGAACCGACGACCGCGTTGAATACCATCTGGTATTTGACGGCGCTCCAGATCCCGGAAATCAGGCTCAAGACGATGAAGACTCCAACCATCTCGTTACCCCGTCGTTACCGTTCGCCCGTCTGCCGTACCGAACTTGTCTGCGTGCCTTTCAATACCCGACGCTGTAAAAATCGCCGAAAATACGCGTGGTCTGTTGCTCGGAGCTGTCGAGAATCTCATCGGAACAAAATCCGGACATCGCGTTCCGCCAGGCTTGGGTCCGGTGCGATGCCGGCGCAAGCAGTTCGCCGGTCGTGTCGTAGATGATGGAACCCTCGCTGCCGCCTGCCTTGCCTTCGCACTCGCCAACGGTCTGCCTGACGCCGTTCTCGACGAAATCGACCAGCCTGCACCGCGCCGACAAATATTCCTGAACGGGCGAAGCATGGAGAAGAAATCCCCTCGCGGTCAGCCACTCGAGATGCTCTCTGATGCCGAGCAGAGGAACATAAGCGATGATCAGCGTGGCAGAAAACAGCGCGAGGTCTTTCCATCTGCGATGAACCAAAGCCCCGATGCACGCAAAAACAAGAACGAGCGAACAAGCGACGAACAGGTACAACAATCCGTCCGAAAGGTCTCGCGCCAGGAATTCAAAAAACGGTACAAGCGCCTCGCTCATAAGAGTAACGATCACTAAAATACACTTCAGCCACCCGCCCCGATGATCGCCGCCGTCGGCCTTGCGCGCCGAAGACAATGCCTCTGAATCGGGATCCATGCTGCACGCTTTCCGGCACTTTCCTCACGCGACAAACGTTTCTCGAATAGAACAAAGCAGGAACATTGTCAACCGCACGCCCCGAGGTTGTCATCGGACCTGCGCGCCGGATGCCGATTGATCGGCAGGCAACGATCCGCACGCGTTGTGTGCGCGTCCGTCGCGGGCGGCGGGACTTGAGGTTTTGGAGTGTGAAGATGTCGAGTGCGCGATCGCGCGGAAGCCTGACTTGCAGTTCGGCCTGCACTCGTCTATTCGCCGGGCGCCCGCGCCGCGCGAAGGGTCAGCGTCGTGCTAATTTTAGTTGATGATGTCGCTCAGAATGAGCCCGCCTCGACGCGGCCGTTTCGGCGCGAACTTCTCAAACCCAACCGGCATTTCCTGCAATGTTGAAAAATGCCGGTGATTTAGCCGACGAGTCAACCGATATGCCCGAGGCCATTGGATGCGGCAGCTGTCGCCATGTTCCATTTATCTGGCAAGACGACGGCTTAGATATCGAACGTTCTCATTTGCACCAGAAGACGTCGCTACGCCGCCGCCCCTTGACAACATTGGCGACATTCCGGTCGGCGGAGCCTTCCCTACGGCTTTTGGGTCATCGGTTAGTCGTGGATTCAGAAGTATCGCATCGTTTGTATTCGGAGGCGCGACCTGAATGCGGTCCTTGGTCTGCTCAGCCATGATCCTTTGAACCCGATCGGTAGTGCTATTGATGAGATCGACGACGGAATCAAGGATCTTGCCGGGATCGTCCGCGAACTGCTTCGACGCGATAACCGCGTTCTTGAATTGGTCGATATCCTCAAGTCTATTTTGCAACGGCTTTTGTGTCCCTTCATCCCAATAGGATCCAGCGCCGTTCAGATAGTGATCGATAACAGCCGTAGCGTTCGCGGTGATTTCGGCTCTGTCAGCTTCGCCAATAGTTTTGGCCGTGGAGTTGAGTGGCGGCAATGGACGCTGCTCGATAGTTGCCATGTCGGGAATCCCTACTTATTTTTTTGAACGTTTAGGCATCAATGACGTGAAACTGATATTCACGTACAGCGTTCCCGCATAATGATTTTCGATGAAAAGGCCGCCTCGGGCCGCGTGACCTTTGTAAAAGGGGAACAGGGACAGCCGCTTGCTGCTATCTACCTTGGCAGATGCGGCAGCACCGTCGAAAAAACAGCAGCCAACCTCGTAGCTGTGCATGAACACGGTGGCTTCTTCCGGTTGGCTCCGATCTATTATGATGTCGAAATATAGCCCTAGAGATTCCATCCTTCCGATGCAGGAATCGCCAAACGAGCACGTAACCGTGCCGACCTCGTCACCGTGATCGGTCTGAACGGCGAACTCGACCGTGTAGTCGGCGGCCAGTGCACGGTCGACAAATATTAGCATTCCAAACAATGCCAGGATCGAGGTAACCAGACATCGACTTCTATTCGTCATACGTCACGTACCGCTCCCCGCCTGCCTGATCCGGTCCATTTCATCGCGTGCAGCGTTCGCCTGTACTCCGAAATCAGGATCGTGAAGCTTTGCTCCGCGTCCGAGATCTATGGCGACGTTCAATCCTGCAAGCTGCTATCCGGCGGCGGCCGTCCCGGTTGGTGCAGACCCAGGGTCACGCGAGTCGGAAAGATGAAACCTTGCATCGCCCAGCCTATCAAATAGGCGATCAAGAGGCTTACAAGGGCAAACGCCGCAAGACTGCCCCAACCAATAAAGTTCTCGCAGAGAGAAGTCTCGCAGTGGAGATTCACCATTGGATCCAGCAGCCAAGGAGCAACAGCATTCACGATCAGCGACAATAAAACCGCCGGGAACACCGCCAACAGAGTCAGCCCATAGTCGTCGTAAAGAAA